TCAGTCGTATCATAACGATAAAGCGCATAACCATTAGCACTGGAGATCTGAGTTAAAGCACCTGCTGAATAAGCCATTTCAAACCTCCTTTAAGTAGTAGCGATTGCAGTCGTGTCATCAAGGTTCCCCTCAATAACGCCGGTATCATCAATCATACAGGCTTGACCACTCATCATATGGTTTACGAAATGTGCTGCGCGATCACCATGCCAGGTGATGTCAGCCCCTACTGCTTCGTTACCCGCCATGTTACCGGCTGAAGCTGCAACAGCGTAGCCAACGGACATTTTGTGATAAACGAAACACTTTGCTGTAGCCGTACCAGCACCCGGAAGCCCAGTCTGCATCTTCCACTTGATACCCATCCAGTCTTTCCAGCGAGCCTTACCTATGGCAGGGCCTTGGGTGAAAGACTGTCCATCAGTACCCACGAAGTCAGCATTCATGAACTGATCCAGAAGCATAAGCTGAGACCAGTAACGGGCCGTGACGACAGCATAAACCTGACCATCGTTGGGAACGTCATTTGACCATGCAGCTTCAGCGAACTGAACAGCGGTTGCCAGGATATTGGCTTTTGAACTTACGGTCAGCGTGATAGTGGCCTGTGAAGTGGTATCCAGTACCGTGGTAATCTGGTCATCACATTTACGACCCAATGCCATTGCACCACCGGAAGCGATAGCATCGCGTTCGTTGATGTTGGTCTTGGCTTCGTCCAGCTTATCAACCCAGTCACCCGCGTAGAAATCAGCCAGCGTACAGCTAGGTGCCGTATGCGTCTGGTTCATCGGGGTAATGGTGCCGTGCCGTGCTTTGGTGGTTGCTACACCCGTACCGATCTTCTGGAAGACTGCGGTAGAGCCAACAACACCGTCTTTTACTCGTACAGAATCCTTCAGATACGAACCTTGTCGCTGAAAGACCTCATGTACCTTTGCCTCATAGGAGCTGATAAAGGCAGTGTCAATCGAGGTGCTCATAATATGTCTCCTTACGTATAGACATTAATTGAATGTATATCTACCGTCAGGTGAGCCATCATATTTTCCATGAGTGAGCCATTTCTGGGGTCATGTAGTACACGATGGGGCTTTAGGTCAGACTTTTTTATCCACGATGGGGCTGACAAAACAGGTAAGCCACCGTTGAATTCTGTTCCGTCAAAAGAATTATTCTTCTTCAAATTATCTTTTGGCGATAAATATTGTAAATTAGACCCTACATGTAATCCGCATACGGTTTTGCCGTTAATTGGAAGAATATGGTCTACTTGCATTCCATCTGGACATTTCTTATAGATTCTATTGGTTGTTTTCTTGTCAGCCCAAATAGGTTGTACTGCTCGACGCTTGGCCTGGGTTCTCCTGCCAATTGCTCTGATTTTATCAGGATTATTTTTAGCCCATTGTTTCCTTAATTTATCAAACAACGGCTTGTTATTTTCATAATATTTCTTATGGTGAGCTTTCATCAATTCAGGATTTTTCTTTCTCCATTCGCGCTGCTCCTCATTTATTGCTTCTCTTTTTTCGGGATTCGCGTTCCTGCGCGCTTCGTTCCGAGCATCTTTCTGTGCCTGTAATTTTTCAGGGTTCTCTTCTCGCCACTTATTAGCGTAAGCCGCCCTTTCCGCTTTTTTGTTCGGGTGTCTAGCTATCCATCGTTGATGGGTAAGACGCGCGCACTCTTTACATGACCCATTAGAATTACGCTCGGCGTAATGGTCATTCTTGCAAAGATACTTTGTTCGCGTCATTCGAGACATAATATGTCTCCTACATAATTAAGGATGACACTTTGCCTTCAGGTGAGCCGGTCAGGAGGGTCGGGGTAAGCCTTTTCAGGGGCCTTTCCATCCATTTCCGGGGCTTACGGAAGTGTATTCTTTGGCGGGGCCTTACGGGTGAGCCGCCTATAAATATAACTTATAGGGTATAAGAAATGCTTTGTCAAGAAAAAAGAACCCCCCGAAAGGGGTTAGCAGTCACCCGTGCGGATCACGACTAGGCGTTATTGACACGGGCCTGCCTGCGGGTGTTATTCCCCACCGCCCGCTGGGGGGAATAAAAAACGCCCCAATGAAGGGGCGAAATAGTGAGACCTTGGAGGGATTTGCACTATGAAACTTAGTATAGCATCAAGCCGCCCGGTTTGCAGCACCAACTATCGGGGAATTGCCCTTTATTTTTGAAATCAGGGCTTGTTCTTCCGCAAACAGCTTGTTGGCTTTCTTTGAATCACCGGCTGCCTGTGCTTTTGAGATGTTCTCACGAATCTCCGCCAGTTTCTCATCGGCGGTATTCATTTCCTCATCAGACAGGGCTGGGCCTAGAGAACCTTCAGACATCTCCCGCCCAATCGTGGCAAATATCTTCAACATCTCCGGCCTGTCCATCAGGAATCGACCGTCTTTTGTCTGAATCTTGGTCAATTCGTCCAGGCTGAGTCCTGTTCTATCGGCAATTTCAGAGAAGGCGCGGTTGGCAATGGTGGTGTTTTTGTCATATTCCGCCTTCCATTCGTCTTTCAAAGCGGCTTCACTTGCGGCAACAAAGTCTTCGTCAGCCTTTGCTTCAGCCGCCTGAATGGTTGCAGCCATCTCGTTGACCTTGCCCACCAGCGCATCGGCGTGTTCTTTAGGCAGGGCGATTTCATGGAAGAATTCAGACCATTCCTTGTTGGATGCTTCCATTTCAGGGGTAGCCTCAACACCTTCCGGGATGGTTAATCCGTAGTCTTCAGCCGCTTCAGGAACACCAATGGCTTTCAGGTAGGCTGATTTCTCATCGTCCGTAGCATCTTTACCCGGAACCCTTACCTGAGAGTCACGTTTTCTCAGATCAGCGATAGCGCGAACCATGTCCACCTCAGAGGTGAATCGGTCAGCCGTCTTCTTCAGGTCGTCGTCAAGCCCATCACGCCAGCTTGCTTCGGTGGTAGTGGTTTCAGTGACTTCTTCGGTAACTTCTTCAGTAACCTCTTCAGTCGTTTCTTCAGTCGTTTCATCCGTCATTTCGTTTTCCTCGTTGCTTTAGTAGGTTGAGCGGGTGGCTCTATATTAATCGTTGCCAATAGCCTGCGGGCAAAATTGGCCTCTCCTGTTTTAATCGCCAAAAGGTTCAAATCTACCGGGGTTCCCAATACCGGGCTTCTAAAGAAATGTCCCCATGCAAGCATCTCCCGTAAGACCCGTTGACCTTGATCGGTACTGAATAACTGCCGAAAATCAGCATAACGGTCTTGCGGTGAATAATTGTCCTGTACGGGAAGATTCGTTACGAAGTCATACAGATCGTTTTCATTCATGCGGATAACTTGATTTTGGGCTTGGCTCCAGGATCGCCGGAGATGTTGTAGGTTTCGTCTATGATCTGACGAAGTTCCATCGCTCCTTCGATACCAATATTCTGCGCGAACTTCTCAAAATCTATTTCTATCTCGCCGCCCTGTTTTTCACGAATACCGAAATTTGCCTTAAACTCTTTAATCCGCTCAAGTGCGGGCTTATAGGCATCTTCCATCGTCTTGATTTTAGCTTCCGCTGATTGTGCGCGTTCAATCCAGTGATCCATGTCGTTCTCCGGTTAAGCGGCTTCAGCGCCTAATTTTCCGACGGCATCTGCCCCTGTTTTAGCAATATCGGCCATCTGCTGTGCAGCCATAGCCTCCTCTTGTTCAGCCTGTGCCTGTGCGCGTTGCTCCCTGATCTGCTGTACGGATTCTTCGCTGTTGATCAGTTTTCTCGGCACACCACCGGCTTCAGCCGCAAATCTACCATATTCGTCAGCATTTATCAGGTCTATTGCCTCTGGTTTGGTCTGTCCCAACACAAGGATTTCCTCTACCCACATCCTTGCGGCGGTCGCTTCAACCTGCTGCCTGATTCGTTTGGTCGGGGACTCGTAGGAAAATGTGACATTCTGCCCCTGCAAGACCTCGGGAATGGGCGCAAAGCCACCACCACGGAGCATGATCATGAATGACCGCTCAATGGTCGGCATGGTGTCGTCAGTCTCCAGCTTACCAAAGGCGGGGCCTATCTCCCTGATCCACTCCTCTTTACGCTGTATAACCTCTGTGGCGGTCATCTGAGGGCCTTCTACAGGCAAGTTCAGGACGTTCTTGAAGAAAGCAGCAAAGACCTGATCTCGCGTGTCTCGCTGCATGTCCCTTGTTATTGCAAGGTTTCCACCATTCTCAATCGGGAAGAACGGATTACCACCCAAGGCTTGAGCCGTATCGACATCGTAATAACTCAATCCGCCGGGGAAGGTATTAACGGCAGAAAAAGCACCGTCATTGGGTACGGCTAAAGGCGGGTCTGCCGAGCGTTGTCCGGCAATCAGGATGGTCTCACCCATTGCCTGCAAAGTATCGGAATCGGGTAAAGCGATCATTCCCGGTGAACGTCCCAAATCTTCGCCAGAACTTGTGTCCCACCGTGGGATAATAAAGGGAAATTCGTGAAAACCGCCTTCTGACAGCTTGTGTTTGGTTTCTATCTCAACCCAAAGGTCAGAAAACGCCATGTTCTTTGCAAGCATCGCATTCATCCGGGCTTCTTCCCTTGG